GTTTCCCAGTCACGATCATAATCAAACCATGCTCAGTAAAACTTTGCGAAAATCCCTGATGTTTCGTCAAAACAGTACCAACACCAGACAGATTAGCCAAAGGCGTAGTAGTGCCAGAAGCATTAGAGCCGGAAGTCTGCGCGACAGGATTAATAACAACGGGAGACGAACCGCCACCGATATATTCAGGACGCTGCAAACGAGCATCCGGAGAAATAACACCAAAATGAGAACGAACAATCTCAGTGTAACGCGTACCACCACGAGCATCACGCTCAAGAAGTTTCTGTATCTGGAAACTTTGACGCAATTGATTAATAGTGGCGGCAGTAGCGGCGCTCAAATCCGCATAGAGGCCAGAATTACCAACAGATGGGCCAACTACACCAACAGCAGAATTGCCAGCAATACGACCAGTAATAGTAGCAGTCGCAGGAAGCGTATTGTTATACGCAGACGGAGAAGCATACAGAGTGCCAGTAGTATTCTCAGCCATCAGACCATGACCAGCACCAGCAGGACCAACCCAAAGACCAAGCGACTTACCATCACCAAACACTGGAGCAGTAGTACCAAGCGGCAACTGGACAGACGGGCCTTTCTGAGGCCACGGCAGAGCAGAAGTAAAATAATCGTGGCGCTTACCACGACGCAGCAATTGGTAATTGGTAGCAGGCGAAGCATCCGGACCATCACCAGTATCTACAGTGACGGAATTTTGCAAATTCTCGTCACGGAACCATTCATTCCAGATCAGGTTATAAGCACGAGTCCACAACGCTGAATGTGAAACAGTATTACCACCACCGACTTGACCAACAGTGGGAAGGCCCATATAATCTTGCAGGGAATTCACAGCATAACCACCAGCAGGAGAAACCTGCTGAGGAATAAGATAAGAAATAGAATCACCGGGATTCTTCTGCTCACCCATAAACTTTTGCCAATTATCCCAAACGAGACGATTGGGAACGAAAAAGAAAAACGTGTCCATAATCATGTTATCCATGATCGGATTGATAGGAGTAGAGAGACGCGCAAAGGCAGTCATTTTCAGACTAAACGAATCACCGGGAAGAACCTCGTCGACATAAACAGGAACGAGATAACCGGCATCAAACGTGGTTTTATAAGCAAATTGACGATCAAACGCAGCACGCGGAATATCAGCACGCGGAATCATTGCGAAACGGTGTTGATCAACAGACTTATTCTTAAACGACTTCATGATAAATTCCTTTTCAGTTGAGAAACTTGCGCGAGTTTAACTTCACGTTTCACAGACATACGCTCATCAAAATATTCAGCAGGATCATCAAGCTTGAGGCATTGAAAATCATACTCACGACGAGCCACAATTTCGGAAAACTCACCGGGGTTTTCCTTTTCGAAAACAGTGTCATAGTATTTCGGGGGTTTGGTTTTAACTCCATTAATGATAACATAATCACGTGGAAAAACATCAGTCTGATACTTCGCAAGCCAAGAAGCACCAATACCGGGTTTCAAAGACATATGATTAAATTCAGGAACACGGTTGACAATCTCACCATCATCAGTTATAGTCTCATAATGGGAAGCAGCAGCATCACCAGTAACTTTGGCAACACAGTAACGAGCTATGTACGCAGCAGACTCAAACGTAACAGCACCGACAGACGAATGACCAAAAGGCCACAGAGACTCAAGAATAGCACTGGTGTAGATTTTTTCACCAGACGCAGTACGCTTGAAATACTGCTTGTCAGGAAAGTCATATCCGAACAAACAGGCGTGATAATGAGGACGACATAATAATTCGCCATATTCACCACCACAATAAAAACGTAAAGGCTGAGCAATTTTCTTGCGCAGCCTTTTCATAAACTTTTGAAAGTCAGAATAAACTAAAGAACTGCCATGAGGCAGATTAGCATCATCATAAGTCAACGTAATAAAACTATTTGACTCATGCATTGACGATTCATGCAAACAACGCATCGCCCACTGTCTCGAACGTTCGAGACGGCAACCGATACATTGTCCACACGGCAGGAGCAAAGAATCTTCCGCTCCAGCCTTATTGCGTGAAACAAATTTAACACTGCCATCGCTCATCCGAACAGCAGGCATCGGCGAATAGCACGGCACATCAAAAACGCCAACCGCCACGCATAGGCGTAACAGGAATGTTCGCAGTTTTCGTGTAACGCGTGGAACGCGAAAACTTACCAGCAGAACGAGACTTGGAAACGTTATGACGAGAAACAGGTTTCATAATAAAACTCCTACAGTGACGAAATAAGGGGCACGGGCCGCACGACGGACCGCCCCCCCGCAAGCGGGGCCCCCTGTCACCAGGGCACAGGAGGCCCTGGAGAGGCCCTGGGAGGCCCCAGGACCGCGACACCTAGAACGGTGTCACCTAGACCAGTTACATCAAGTGAAAACTGGTCTAAAACGATCTTAGTCCACAGGGCGTACAAGATCAAGGGCACGAACAACACGAACGGGAGGGGAAACAGGAACAAGAGTGCCCGAATCAGAATCAAATGTACCAATCTGATACATCTCAAAATCAACAGGAAACTTACGAAAATCAGTATCCTGAGATTCATCATTAATCAGAGCGCGAAACGAACGCTCAGCAACGGCAGTAGAGCCGAAAAAAGCAGGCTGACCAAATGAATTAGCAGCCAAATCTTTAACAGAAACAACGACTTGAATCATCACAATTCCTTTACAGAGCGCGAACTTTGGTAATCAGCACCTCAATAGCACGCACATCGGCTTGCTTGAGATCGCGCACAGCAGCATTCTGCTCTTTCACAATCGTACGATTCAGCGAAGCCTTTGCAAGATCAAGGCCATAATACAGATAGTTCTTTTCGACAACGTCGAAAGGACAAACAGCGGGAGCGGGAGCGGGAGAAGAAATAGCCATTTAAAAACTCCTAAAAGCACTTCAATATCGAAGTGAACAAATTATAGCACAAAAAAAAGCCCGCGCAAGCGGGCCTTTATACAATTTACAAATTAAACACCAGGATTGGCATCAGCATCAGGAATAACACGGACATCAATCGGAGAAGGCGGAACAGGTTCAGGACGAAGAAAACCAAGCTTACGAGCTTCATCACGATTCGCATCGTCATCGAGAAAAGACATGAGCTTGCCAGGGTCATTCGCAAAGCGCTCACGTATATCAGCAGGAACACGCAGAAATTCCTCCTGAGCAGAACGCACAATATTCATTGCGGTGTGGAAATCTGGAATGTTAGTGAAATCACCAGACTGGGGCATAGCAACATCAGAGGGCAACTCACCAGTCAAACCAAAACGCTTCACAATGGTATTAATATTGCACTCATTCTCGGCAGACTGAATGGCAAGAGACTCATCCGAACAGACTAGCGATGTTTCACGTGAAACATCATCGGTAGAGTAATTGAACGGGGTACGAAACAAATCAGACATGATATAACCTCACTTAGAATAACGAGCACCAAGGACAGAACGAATCAACTCGATAACGGGACGCATCTGCTGATACTCACGGCCAAAATTTTCCATCTTGAGAGCAGCATCGACGTCCAAATTAGTAAGTTTAGTTTCAGCAATCACCTTCGAAATAATAGAACGCGCTTGGTCCTCCTGAGCGCGAGTTAACGAAGTTTGAGAACCAGTAAGGCCAATCTGCGAACTTAACAGATCAACAAAACGATTTATACGAACATTATCAGATTTAAGATTTTCAATTTCTTGAATAATCTTAGTGGCGTGATTATTATTCACGGTAGTCTGCGAATACGCTTGACCAGCAGACGAAAACGCTTGTGCAGTTTGCGCCTCAATAAGATTCGCTTGCGCTCTCTTATTCTCAGTATCAGCGTTCACATTTGCAACTTGCGCAGACGCCATACGAGCCTGGTTATAACTCTGACCGAGCGGCGGAGTTCCCGCAGAAGATGCAGCAGAAGACGTTGGAGGTGAACCAGAAATACCGGAATAAGCCAGCATAGGATTAAGGCCAGCAGCCTGCATATCCTTAACAGTCGTTTGATAACGCTTAGCATATTGCTCCGCAGAAAAATTTTGAGCATCATTCTGGCGATCTTCAGCAGCTTCGTTATTCAACCAGCCACTAAGCAAATCACCACCGATTGAAAATACAGAATCGAGTAATCCCATAAAATCACCTTAGAAATGATCAATCAAACCAGGCACGCTATACAACGGCATAGCGCGAACAGTCTTACAAGTCAGGAAAGAATCAAAAATAAATTGCTTGCCATTGGCAGATTCACCAACAGCAACAATGCGTGAAACAGGAGGGTTATCCTGAATAAATGTATTATTCAGAGTAGGAACGGCAGAAAAACGCTGAGACAAATGCCAATTGTCAATGGTGCCAGCAGCAGTAGAACGGAAAAGACCCGTAATGAGAGAAGGTTTATACCGATACTCAGACCAGCGTTCTTGATAACCAAAAACCGCGTCATCCGTAGCAGAACCATCACAATAAATTTCTTTATTGTAAACAGGCTGCTCACCGAGCATAGCAAACGCAGGAAAATAAAAATCGTAACGAGTCTTACGCGACCACATGCGATGCATGCCTTGCTGATACGTCAAATCAGCACGAACCGAGACAAGACCAATAATCAAACCATGCTCAGTAAAACTTTGCGAAAATCCCTGATGTTTCGTCAAAACAGTACCAACACCAGACAGATTAGCCAAAGGCGTAGTAGTGCCAGAAGCATTAGAGCCGGAAGTCTGCG